TTATATTGCTGATCATCTTAAAAGTAGTGGTGGTTGTGGTGCGTATAGATTGAAAGACTTTGAGATTGAACAGGGAGAGGTGATGCAAAGAAGGTGGGGTTCCAAGGTCTTTAAGTTTGATATAAACAAGTCAACAAATGGAGCTGTCCATGTCCCAATCTCTGGAATCTAATCCTGAAAGAACAGGAAGTAACAGGAATAAAGATGGCACTTTCAGAAGTGGAATATCTGGTAACGTAAAAGGCAGACCAAAAGGGATACAGCAGATACCCGATATACTTCGCAAGATTGGCGATGAGGAAGGTTCTGTGGATGGACTTACAAAGTTGGAAGTGGTGTTGCGTAAGGTCTATGGATTTGCAGTAGAGGGTAGTGCATGGGCTGTGCATTTTATTGCTGAACGGACAGAAGGTAAGGTAAGGCAGGAACTTCAGGTTGGAATGATACCAGAGGTTATCTTTACACCAATAGAAGATGTAACAGAAGATGAATGGAATGAAAGAATCATTGAAAGCAATGCAGAAATAATTGTAGGTGATGCAGAACAGTTGTCAATACCAGAGGAAACAAATTGATAATACGTACCCAAAAGGGGGCACAGTCTGATTTGCTTGCCTGTCCTGCATCTGAAATCTTTTATGGAGGTGCAAGAGGAGGAGGAAAGAGTCATGGAATCCTGCTTGACTTTGCTAAGCATGTATTCAAATATGGTAAGAATGTTACTGGTGTTTTATTCAGAAGAACGTATCCTGAATTGGAGGACTTGCAGTCAAAAGCACAACGAATATATCCGTATTTGGGGGCAACATACAAGGCAGGGGTTAAGACTTGGCAGTTTCCTTCTGGTGGAACGTTAAAGATGAGATACCTTCAAAGCGAGGATTCAGTAAGCAGTTACATTGGGCATGAATATACATGGATGGGTTTTGACCAGTTGGACAGTTGGCCGAAGCAATCAACAGTTGATAAGTTGAAAGCAAACCTTAGAAATCCTCATGGTGTTCCCTCAAGAATGATTAGTACAGGGAATCCGGGCGGTGTGGGGCATAATTGGATAAAGGCACGATACATTGATCCTGCACCGCCGAGGACTTTTATAAGTGAGAATGGTTCGGGAACAAGATGCTTCATTCCTGCTACTGTTTATGACAATGAAATCTTGATGAAGGCTGATCCAGATTATGTCAGTCGGCTTAAAGATTCAGGGCCGGAATGGTTGGTTAAGGCATGGTTGCATGGTGATTGGGACATAGTTGCAGGAGGAATGTTTGATGATGTTTGGAGCCGTGATGTCCATGTAATTGAACCATTCAAGATTCCTCAACATTGGAGAATAGATAGGTCTTTTGATTGGGGAAGTTCTGCACCTTTTAGCGTTCAATGGTGGGCAGAGTCAGATGGAACGCCTTTGGATGATGGTAAAATCTGGCCTAGAGGTACATTGTTCCATATTGCAGAATGGTATGGATGCACAGGCAATCCAAATGAAGGAATAAAGATGCTGGCAAGTGAGATTGCAAGGGGCATTCTGGATGTTGAATCAAAGATGGGATATAAGGTTAATGCTGGTGCGGCTGATCCATCAATCTTTGCAACGCAGAATGGAACAAGCATTGCAGATGATATGGCAAGAATAGGTGTAAGATGGGACAAGGCAGATAATACCCGCAAGTCAGGATGGGAGAAAATGCGAAGAATGATGAAGGCTTCAATGCAGGAACGGATGGAGGAAGCAGGACTGTTTGTGTTTAGCACTTGCAGGAACTTCATACGTACTGTTCCAAGTATGCCGAGAGATAACCGTGATCTTGATGATCTCGACACAACAGCAGAGGATCACATTGCAGATGCGTGTAGGTATAGAATTATGCGTATTGTAAATCGTTTACACACTCAAAGAATAAAATCATTATGATTGATATTGAATCCACACATCCTGAACACGCAATACGATTGCCTGAATGGAATACCTGTTATGACTGTTACGTTGGAGAAGGAGCAATCAAGAATAAGACAACCGTGTATCTGCCAAAGTTGGAAAGGCACGATGATACAAATGACGGTAAGGCCAGATATGCAGATTATTTGAATCGGGCAACCTTCTTTGGTGTTGTCTCAACAGTCATTACAGGCAGAGTTGGTCAGGTCATGAGAATACCTTTGCAGGGTAACTTTACACCAGCAATGGAGGAATGGAAAGAAACCATAATGCGTGACAAGTCCAACCTGACAGAACTAACGAAGCGAGTCTTGACTGAAGTATTGACCACAGGTAGAGTGGGATTGCTACTAGACAGGCCGGAAGATGGTGGCGATCCTTATGTTGCTCTTTATCGGGCACAGGATATTGTGAATTGGGCTACCATTGAAGATCGGCTGGTAAGGTTGGTAATCAAGGAAAATACAATCGTAGAAAAGGAACGTACAGGCAAGACCATTCAGGTAATTGAGCCTCGCTACCGAGAGTTACGGTTGAATGAGTTTGGTTTGTATGAGGTAGCAATCTACACAAACATCAAAGGAAAGTATGTGCAGACTGATCTTCTGGAACCTACCAATTCAGGACAGAGAATTGATGCGATTCCTTTCCAGTTTATCAATTCAGACTCAATTTCGGTTGATACCTCAAAGCCTCCGTTGCTGGATTTAGCGGCACTTAATGTTTCTCATTATCGAAACTCTGCAGATTATGAACAGTTGCTTCACAGAGTTGGTGTTGCCGCCACGTTCTTTTCTGCAGGAATAACGGAAGATGAAGCAAATGATCCAAACAATCTTTCAGTTGGTGCAGATGTACGATGGGTTTCAAGCAATCCTAATGCGAAGTTTGGTATCCTTGAATTCTCAGGCAATAGTGCAACGGCAATGGAACGAGCAATGTTGGAAAAGACACAGATGATGGCAACCATTGGTGGACAGTTGGTACAGAGACACAGAAAGCAAGTGGAGACTGCCGAAACTGCAAGGTTGCGTTCTGCAAGCGAGAATTCAGTTCTGGACACAATCGTTTCAACAGTTGAGATTGGACTAAACCAGATGCTTGAGTTGTCTGCAATCTGGATGAGTCAGGCTGGAGAAATAGACCTTAGGTTGAATCGTGATTATTTGGATGACCGATGGAGTCCTGAAGAATTGAAGGCAGTAAATGAAGCAGATGTAATGGGGTTGATTTCCAAAGAAACTGCCTTTGAAATGAGAAAGAAAATGGAGGTTTATAGTGAAGGATGGTCATTTGAACAGGAATCACAGTTGCTCTCCAATCAAGGTGTTGGAACCTGAAAGGGAAAGACATTTACAAAACTTGAAAGAACTTCATGAACAAGCAAGAAGGACGTACTGGCGTAAGAATGGTGCGGAACTAAGTGTTGTAAGAGGATATGGCTTCAGTAATAGAAACTTTAGAGGATGAAATATACGATCATTCCATCCGCATAAACAGGTTTGAGGAAGGAGTGAAACGGAGGGCGATTGGATTCTTGCGAGAAATGACAGATGATATTAACCATCTTTTGTCTGAAAGTCCAACTGCAATGCAATCAACAAGGTTGAAATCTATGTTGACTCAAGTGGATGACATTATTGCCGATGCACATAAATCTGCACAGAAGGATGTACGAGGTCAGTTGGTTGACTTTGCAAAAGCCGAGAATGAGTCCATTAATGATATTATGAATCAATCAATGCGAGCAGAAATATTCTCTCCAAAGATGACTTCAGGACAGTTGAGAGCAGTAGTGGATGATTCGCTAATTCGTGGTGCTGTTGCTGGTGAATGGTGGGATCGCCTTGAAAAGAATACTCAGAATAGAATAACTAAGGGCATACAATTAGGATATGCAGAAGGTGAAAGCATAGAAGATATGAAGGATCGCCTGTTAGGAAAAAGGACAGGAGTCTCAGAGATATATACAACACGTGATGGAAGAACTAAAAAAAGGGCTATTAGAGTTGGAGGATGGGCTCAGGTTTCAGACCGAGAAGCAGAGAGTCTAATAAGGACATCTGTTCATAACATTTCTTCTACAGTCAGAGACCAGACTTACAAGGATAATCTGGATGTTATTGATGCAGTTCAAAGTGTTGCTACATTGGAGGGAAGGACTACAATGATTTGTGCTTCTTATGATGGATTGAGGTGGACAGCAGATGGACATGAACCAATAGGAGGTCATGGGAAGAATTATCT